ACGGTAACACTGATGGAGCATCTACATACTATGAACATGAAACAGGATTAAATCAAGTTAAGTTAGGTCAAACAACTGCTATAACATCAAATATACAATCTGGTAATTTTGATATTGGCTCACAAGGTTTAGCTGGTGATGGTGAGTTTATGATGAAGATTAGAAGAGTCATACCAGACTTTTTAGCACAAACAGGAGATGCAAGAGTTACATTAAATTTAAGAGACTTTCCAAATGACACGGCGGCTAGTTCTACATTAGGACCATTTACAATAGCTAGTGGCACACAAAAAATAGATACCCGTGCAAGAGCTAGAGAAATATCTTTAAAAATAGAAAATACTAAGTTCTATGAAGAAACAATATGGTAAAAAACGTGGTGAGCAAGTTTTTTATGCATCATTAAATAAAAAAACTATTAAAGGAGTTAAAAAACGTGGCTAGAATAGTACAAGCACTAACACAACCTGCAGAAGATTATGATCAACAATTACAACAATCGTTTGTTAGAGATGTAGATAGTATTGTGCAAAAATTAAATACTACTTATCAACAAGATCTAAAAGACGAAGCAGAAGCGGAGGCATATTTCTTTGGCTAATTCATTTATAAATAAAAAAGTAGATTTAACAACTACGTCAGCTACAACACTATACACAGTGCCAACAGCCACTACTGCTATAGTAAAATCTATATTAGTATCAGAAGACTCTGGAAACGCAGATACTATAACAGTGACTATTACCGACACTAGTGATAACGTATTTAGTCTTTTTAAGACTAAGTCTATATCAGCAAATGGTACAACAGAGTTATTATCAGCCCCTTTAATATTAGAAGAAAGTGAAATATTAAAAGTGACTGCAGCAACAGCAAATAGACTACATGTGGTTCTTTCGGCCCTACAATCTAAGCCAAGAGAAGTTACAACATAGTCTTGATTTACTTGCAAAAAGCAAGTATTAATGTAAATTCAGGTGAAATCCCTGCCTTTTTAAAATTAATA